ATCTCCACATCGTCGGAGTCCTTGAGCACCATGAAGTAGCGGCTGTCGCCGCACCACACTGCTGCCTCGCCCCGGCTGTTCAGGATGACGGGGTTGGTGTTGGCCGTGCCGCCGCTGTAGTCGGTGTACGTGGCCTGTGGGGTGGTCGTGCCAGCAGCGTAGGTGAACAGCTTGCCGCCCACCAACGGGTTACCGTTGGCGTCGAAGAACTGCATTACTGGACTGGGAATGAGCGTAGTGGGCATGATGTGTTCCTAGTTAACGTGCCAAAGCATTCTGGTTCTCTGACTGGGGCGCGAGGTTGTTGGTTGGTACGGAAGCAGCACGAGTTGCAGCAGCGCCTTTCGCACCCCATGTCGATGGGTCTGTCAAAACTTTAAGCACTTTGCTACGCTCAATTGCGGGCAGTGTGTTAAGCAACTCCAACGAGTTCTTTCCTGACAATGCACCTTCACGCAATTTAGCAAGAACTTTTTTGTCAAGCCTGCGTTCCAGTTCTGCAAATGTAACATTACCAAACGCAGCTTCGCGGCTCAACAAGTTAGGAAGGCGTGGAAAAGTGCGTCCGACATCTTTAATGATCTCAGTTAGTCGGTCTTTGCCTTCAAAGGCTGCGGTTTCCATGTTGGCATTACGCTCGATGTTTGCTGCCAACTTTTCCAAAGTGGGCATTTTGCTACCCATCTCTTTAAAAATGTCGTAGCTGCCGGGGCCAAAAATGGCTTCCACCGCATCAGTGTTATTACCGCGCACAAGGCGAACATAGTCTTGAGGAGAATCCTTAAACAACTTTGCAGCTTCAGCAGCCATTGCTTTTTGGTCAATAGCTTGCATGTTCTGTGAGTACGTATCAAGGTAGTTTTTCCAACCAGGACCACCCGGACCCGCAGCGGTTTGAATTGCATCGTCAATCAATGGCCGCACTTGTTCCAACACTTTGCGCGTCACCTTGGCGCTAATCTTGGGGTCGGTTTGACCCATGATTTGCTGAATGCGCTCGTTGATGCCTTCTTTGCGAAGGGTGTACAGATCGTGAGCATCAATAACGCCGCCGCCTTTTTCTGTCAAGTTGGCAATATCGTCTTTAATAGTTTGCAACACTTTGACAACATTCGAGCTGGCGCGGAGACCCGGCTGCGTAATCTTGGCGTCAAGGGCACCAGTAATTGCCCCTGAGTCCAGTGGCCGCAAACCATAATCTTCCAAACTGCCAATTTGGCGCTCAATAAACCCGGCTTCAGCGCGGCGCTGCTTGGCAATGTTGGCAAAAATGTCAGACGTTTGTTGATATTCTTGTGCGCGGTCACCTGCCGACAAAAAGCCGGGTTTGCCTTTGGCTGCTATGGCGGCTTGTTGCGCGGCTTCGGTGGCGGGCGAAATCACCGCTTGACCCGGCAACGCAGCGCCAGCTTGACCCACTGCGGGTCTACCTACTTGTGCTTCTAACGGACCAATTAGCCGAGCTGCTTCTTGGGGTTGAGAAACAGCACCTGTAGGCATACCGCCGCGCAACGCATTAACCATTGACGCTTGACGCTGCTGCGCTTGAGGCGCAAGGCGGTTAATAGTTTGCGCTGCCTGATTGGCTGCTTGCAACTCGACGTTGCGCATGTCAGCAGTCAATTGGTTAAGGCGTTTAATTGACGCCTCATATGCCGCACGGGCTTCAGTGGCGTTGCCGCCTTCCATCATTCGCTGCAAGTCAGCAAACTCATCAGCGGCTTGCTGCTTGAGTTTCATCGACATATCGTCGGTACGGCTTGAGAATTTGTACAACGCTTGCAACGCATCGTTCTGAATACCAGACGTGGCTTGTGCAGCAGTTAAATCATCTGGTGCAGCGGCAAGTGCAGCGCGGATTGCGCCAATACGATCACCTGCCACTTCACGCGAAATCTTACCCGCCTTAACATTGGCAAGTTGACCTGTAAAAGCGTCTTTGAGAAACCCCGAGGTTTTGGCAAGGGCATTTACAATTGGGGGTGCCACAACTGGCAACGCTGCGCCGACCAATGCGCCCGTACCGGCTTCTTCAGGGTTGAGTACTGCCGAAGTAGCCCCACCCAAAACTGCGCCGCCTGCTGCGCGTGTAGCCAGATTGCCGCCAGAAAATCCGCCTGTACGAATAGCTTGAGCCAAAGGCGCGGCGGCTGGGATTGCTTTCAATGGCGCGGCAAGCATACCGCCGACAGGCAGCGTACTAAGAACTTCAGCACCCAACTCGCCCGCACCAGTTGAAATGGGAAACTCGCGCTTAAATGGCGCAACAGTGGCTTGCGACTCGGCAAGTCGTCGCGCAGCGTCTTGTTGCAAAAACGTGCCTGTATCTTTAGCGCCTACTTTTTCCAAGCCCATGCCCAGCAACCGTTGACCACCCAGCACCACGTTGCCAACACCGCTGATTACACCTTGAGACGCCGCTTCAATAGGCGCGCCAATAGTCTCTAAAAAACCACGTTCTTTAGTTTGCGCAGATGTTTTACTTGGTGCGGCGGTGCGGCCACCATCTAATGATTTGACAGCTTTGCCAAAATCTTGCTGTGCCCGCGCCTGAACCATGTCAGGTGTCAAATTGTCCGGCGCGTTTTTATAAACGTGCGATGTGCCGTCATCAAAGGTGACCGTAATGTTGCGGGCCATGTTTAGTCCTTACCAGTTGCTTACGGTTGCACCGGATGAAGTTGCGGCAGGCGCGGGTTTGCCGCCAGCAGGGGCGGGTTGGCCGCCGTCTTTTCGCGTGCTGTATTTACCACCGCTGGCAATAAATTTCTCCATGTTGTCCAGAATGCTGCGGTTAGCTTCAATAGATCGTGTCGGATCGGTAAGCGCTTCAAGCCAAGACCGGAATTCGACGTTGGAGTTAAGTTGCTGCGCCGACATGCCGGTAGCATTTTTGATGGCGTTAAGCATCTGGTTGCGTGCGCTAGCGATAACATCGCGCTGCGTTTGCTCTTTAGTACCTGCAACTCGACCTGCAACTTGCCCCACTCCAGTGCTGGCAACATACGCAATTGCGTTGGACAACGCGCCGCGCTGATCGCTTGGCACTGCGCGCAACCGATCCAGTTCGTCGTAAGACGCGCGCAACGTGTCAAGAATATCGCGGGCTTGGGTTGCCCCTTCTTCTTTCTTTTGCTCGGCGGCGGCGATTGCTGGCGCTTTACCTGTGGTTCCAATAACGCCGGGCGATCCAATACCACCCCCACGATAGGTCCGCGCATTAATCGTAATCATTTGCGACGGGTTAGTCGGGTCTTGAATTTGCGTGATTGTTGGTGCTTGGTCAGGGCGCGGTGCTGGTGGTGGCCGTTTCGCAGCTTCCCGAGCAATAACAAATTCTTGGTATGAGCCTCGGAAACCACCGCCTTCTGGTGTTTGGGCAAATTTGTACTCTGCAACCATTGCAGGTGGTGTTATCTCTTTTGGCTGCGCAGGCGGCGTAAGGAATCGATTTTCGCTAGGCAAGAACACATTGTTACCGACCGTTTTAGGCAACTGCGATTTCATCCACTCGGACATACCCATCGCTTCGCGCTGGACGTATTGCTGAAATTGAGTAAGATCGTTAGGGACTTCAGCAAGCGCTTGGTCTAATGAACCAAATTGCGACAACATGCCCCCAACGTCTGGGTCAGCATATTGCATTTTCACCAGTTCACGGGCAGCTTCAGGTGTGGGCGCACGAAGCAGTCGATCACGAAACATGCTTGTTTTTTGAGCAACCGCTTGACTGCGCCGCGCCGATTCCTGATCTTGAATCGTTCCGCGAGTTTGCTGCATCTGCAACTCAGCCTGCTGGCGGCGCAAGGCGTTCATGTCTTGCTCTTGAGCCATTTTTTGCTGAGTCAGCGCGTTGGTTCGCTGTTCTTCCTGACCTTGGGTAAACCCCTCGTAGAAGTTTGCAGGACCAGTCTGTCGCAAGAGATTGAAATTGACTGCCATGATCAATAGTTCCCTTCACCAAACGATGCGCTACCGCCGCCAAATGGGGTGTAGTTGTAGTTATTACTGCCGAGATATTTACCAAGGACATTGCCAACCTGACCATAGGAACTTGATCGGGCTTGTTGAGCAGACAGCAACGCATTTGCGCCAACATCTGCTTGACCCATGCCAATGTTGCCAACGGTGTTTGCGTAATTACCGCCCGCTGCGCCCAGTTGGTTGCTTGAAGTTTGACCAATGCCAGCAAGAGCCGCAGTCGTGTTGTATCGACCTAGCGCACGGTCATACGCATTTTGGTATTCCTGCGAGGCAAGCCCTTGACCAAACCGTTGCAATGCGCCACCAGTGTTGCCGCTAATCAAGCCACCGCGCATGGCAGCGCTGCGCTCCAGCGCTTTCTGGCCTTGCTCAAGTCGGAACGCATAACCGGGGTCTTCCATCAAGTTGACCTCGCCTGTAAAACCCGTGCCCATTTTTGCAAGTGCGTTAACACCGGCTTGACGGTAGGGTTCCTGCAATTGAACCTGACGTTCAAATTGCTCACGCTGAAGATCAGTCGCACGGTCTGCGGCAGACGCAGTGGTAGCTGCCGCTTTTTTGGCAGCGCTTGCTGATTGTGAGCCGCCAATTAGCGCGGCGGCGGCGGGAATGATGAATTGCCACATATTAAAAGTCCTTGTTCCAATTATCTGTCAAAACCATTACCACGCCTACCTCGAAATTGCCGTGATGGTGGGTGTGCCCGAATACGTGATGGTCAGGGCATCGCCGGGGGATAAACCGAACATGCCGTAGTATGAACCTGTGTTGTACTTTGTACCAGTGCCACGCTGAAACTCAACCTTGATGACACCCCCGCCACTGATCATTATGTCGATAGGGCGCTCGGTCGTGTTGCCATACACCAGCGGGGAGCCACTCAGGGGCACGGGCGCTGGATCATTCGGTGGCACGTAATCAACGTCAGAGTTCAGCAGCGCCAGCAAATACCGATACCATTCCCGCGAGATCAAGCCGGTCCGTTCATCGAAGAACGGAACTCGGTTTGACGGGATGTTGGTGTCGGCGTTAAGCATTTGTTGGCGATACGATCAGTTCTGCGCCCATGATGGCGATCTTAACGGGGTCCGTACCTGACAACTCATACACCCGATCACGCAGCTTCATGGTCATACCCAAGCGCCGCCAGATCACTCGCTTGCCAGTTTGGCCCGTGGTGCCCATGTCCTTGCCGTGGTAGTTGCTCCAGGTGTGACCGCCATCGTCGGACCAGCGCAGCAGCACCACTGGCTGCGGGTTGACCGAAACACCTGTCTCGTCAATCAGGAAGTCATACGACTCGGTGATGATGTCGTCCTCATCCTGAGTCACCAGAAACACCGGCTGGCTGACAGGCGGCAGCGTGAACCCCACCTCGCAGTCGAGCTGCATGGAGTGCTGCGCCGTGCGCTTCAGGTTGTTCTGGCCGGTGGGCAGCGCCCGCCACGAGCGAATCCACTTTTGGATGCCGCCGTTGTCCGAGTAAACGTCCAGATCGAATGCGTAGATGTTGGCGTTCTGGAAGTCGCCGACCAGTACTTCGCCGTTGAACACGGCGCGGCAGTTGGAGCGATGGCGAATGAACTGGTCATTGGCCCAGCTACCGCGCTCATGCCACGCCTGTGTCGATGCGTCATACACCCATGTGGCGTTGGCCGATGGGAACGTCAGCACGTAGAAAGCGTGACCCTCTTGCTGGTACGTGTAGGCAATCGCGTCCGAGATGACATCGTATTGTGCGATAGCGTACTCAACAGCATGCGTGGACACCCGTTGGCCGGTGTAGCCGTTGGCACGGTACACGATGCCCTTGCCTCGGGCGTCAGCGCCCAGCCAGAACAGCGAATTGTCCAGCTTGGCTACCGAGTACGTG